GGCGATGCCGTTTAAATCGCCGTATATGTTTTGCGTCGGTGAGCCTAGAAACTTTCTGATGTAAACTTTGGGACTGCTATCTTTGACCCAATCGCTTGTCGTCACAAAGTTTGTTGATGAACTGATTGTGACCTCTTGGTCATTTAAATAAACGCTCTCGATCGAGTTAATCTCATGACCCGCGAGCGTGAGGATCATATGCAAATATTCGTTATCATCCCCGGTCGTTTCCATGTAGGTGATCGATCCGCCTTTGCGGACCTCACCGTAAACAATGTCATGAGGAGCTGCTGCGTCTCGCGTGTTTGTCAAAAGACCTTTTTGGCCTGGGATGTCAGGCATTAAAGCATTGACCGCCCAAGACGCGACCATCGTCAGGCCGACGAAAGCGATTGCGTAAGCTGCCAGCGTCGGAACTCCTAAGCTGATCAAATACTGTGCGACGACTTCTCTGGGTGCGTTGTCCCAGTTTTTGTGACGCATGACGTTATAAGGATCTTTTAGGCTGTCTTTCATTTCTTAACCCATGCGTTTTCGATCCGTTGGATCGGTATGTATACGAGGCGAGACTTTCCCAGGAATGCCGCCTTTGATCCCAAAGAAATCCCGAGCGCTCGATCGATCGCCCAGATTTGCGGAGCCTTAGAGGTAACGAGCGCGCCTCTAGGTGGAGTGTAGTTTATGCGCTCGAGCTTGCTGTCGATCGCGTCCTCGAGCGATGTATATCCAAATGTATGCACAAGCTCTTTGCGGTCTTTGTAGAGACCCAGCTCAGAGATGTATTGACCAGCCCATTCATCCGCCCAGCCGGATCCGTAAAGCCGCCGGAATGCCTCATTCGTAAACATGAAACAATCGTGGACATGCCACATAAAGCCGCGATGACTAACCTCTTTAAGATATGCGCTGAGCGCTGGATAATTTGCCGTCAAAGCTCGCGACCCCAGGGAATTTGTTTGTCCGCTAAGCGAGTGACCCATTTAAAAATCGTGTCAGTGCTTTCATCATATCCCTCAGTCGCAACGGTCGCCTGGTGGCTCGCGTGGGTGTAGCGTCGCGCGCTTGCTCGTTCCAAAACGATGAGCTTGCTTTCAACCGTCAGACTGACAGTCGATGTCTCGCCCTCATCGACGATCGACATCTTGTCCATGAAACCGCTGAAAACATTAACGACCGACGACGTCCCTAGGACGCCCCAGTAAACCGTCGCCGCTCTGCCTTGGTAATCCTCGGTCAGTGCGTTTGTAATTATCGAGGAGCTCAAGCCGGAAAGCGTCAAGGTGGTTCCCTTAGCTGAAAGATCCGAGACCTCCTCGATCCCATCAATTTGCAAAAGCGAGCCTGTCCCCAGGAACGTGTTGGATTGGATCGTCCGGTTGCCGGTGCCAGTCCAGAGGCGCAAATTCCCGCTGTCAAACTCTAGGTCAATCGCATAATACGGCTCAATGTCCTTGAGGTTTCCGGTCGGATCTCCGTCGACATAGAGCTGGTTAAGCAAACTTGAATTTATGCTGCGCGTCATATCGCTTCCATCGCTCCAAATGATATTCCATAGTGCCGCAAATTGTTGACGCTCCAGGACACCTCGTTCGACGCAAGCCGGAAAGTCCCGACCGGGCTCGAGATCACCGCCGCCGCCGTTGACGCCGCGTCTCTTAAAGCCGGCCAGATCTCAAGGGTGCCGCCGTTCGTCTGGTCCTCGAGGACTTTATAAAGCCGTGATGACGTACCGGTTCCGAGCTGGAAGTAATCACCCGCCAAAAGCGTTCCTGTCATTGCAACGGTCACACTGCGATCACCAGCCGAGCCTGTGATTGTGACAGAGCTGGGAGCGCCAGAGCTGCGCAGTGAGTTGCGAAACGGATTGCCCAGGTAGAATTTGCCGTGTTGCCCTCTGAGGCTCGTCAGCCAAGCGCTCCACGCCTCAGCGTCATCCTCAGCCATTGGTTTGAGTGTTATGTCTGCCGACCACATTTCGCCAGCGTATGCGTGGGACTGACCCTCTAACGTAAACGGAGATCGTGAATAAGCGACAGCGTTTGTCGCCATAAAGGTCACTGAGCTGACCGCGTTCCCGGTCGGCATAGAAATCGGATAAGTTATCGCCATTAGCCCAGAGCCCTCCGGTAAGATCCGCCACGTTGACGCGCGTCAGCGACAGCGCCTTTCGCGCTTTCCGCGATCTGAGGCATCATCGACTTGATTTCGTTTCTGACTGTCTGTTGAACCCCGGTCGTCACGTTGATTGTTTGCTGAACAATGACGTCACCGCCGCCGCCACTCACCGCGTCTTTTGACTGAGGGACCGACAGGATCCGCCCGGCTGTTGAGGGAACAAAGATCTCACGACCATGTTCGCCGACCGTATAAGGTTGACCCGCGTTGACAGCTCCGCCGGACGCGACACCAAAGGGCAAACCGAACGAGCCAGTCGCCGGGCCTGAGAACAAACCTAGGCCAGTCGCGCCCATTATTCCGTTGACCATCTGACGGACGACCAAGACGCGATAAAGCTCTTTGATGACCTCCGCCGCCATTTGTTTCATGCTGTCTTTGAACGAATTGTTTTTATCCAAAATCGACATGAATGCGTCGGTGAGACCTTGCTCAAAAGTTTGAACCGAGCTTTCTAGCGCCGAGAACTGTCCATCCGCCTCTTGTAATGTGACCCCGAGAACGCTCACTGCACCATGTGTTTCGACCGTTGATGCAGTCACCTCTCTCAGCTTTGCTTTCAAACGATCACTCTTTACGACTGAGGTTATGAGCTCCTCACCAAAAGTCACATATCCGTCTTTAGCGTCAGCGAGAGCGCCCTCAAGTTTTTCAATATTCTTTCTAGTATTGTTGAGCTGATCTTGCGTCGCTTTCTCAGTTTTTAGAAACTCGCGTTGTTCAATTAGCGCATCCCTCAGAGCTTCTTCATATTGCTCAAACCTCTCTCGGTTCATCATATTAGGAGCGATCATTCCGTCGGCTGTATTTATCCCGAGAGAGTTCATCGTGTCTCTGAAAGTGTTAATTTTATTTACGATGCCCAGATATTCGTCAGAACCTAACTTTAAAGCTCTCTGTTCTGCGATAATACTCTCAACGTTTTTATATCTTTCTTGTGCCTCTCTCAGTTTTTGGGTTGCAGCGTCGACTGACATGTTCGTCGACTGCCCGAGCGCAATAGAGAGATTTCGACTTTGCGTAATTTCGTCAGCCATCGCCAGAACTGTGTTGTCGATCGCCGTCTCGAGCTCTGAGGTTGGATTGATGAACTCTTGCATCGCCTCATACCCAGCGCCGATATTTTTCGCCGCCGTCGCCATGAAAGTCGCAAGATCTGTAATGACCGGAAGCAAATCAGCAAGCGCGACGCTCAACTTTGCGCTGATGACTTTTGACGCGAGCTGAAATTCCTCTTTCGCCTCTTTCGCCGCCTGGATCATGTCCTCATCCATGACAGCGCCGGCGTCCCGGAACTTAGTCGCCAGGCGATCGAGCTCGCGCCCATTGTCAGCAAAAGCACCCTGGAGCAAAGTCGCATCGCTTGCGATCGCTTCCATATAAAACGTCATGTCCGCCTGAGAGAGGTTTGCTTTCTCAAGTGCGTTGACATACGCGCCGAGCTTTTGCTCTGACGAAAGATCAGCAAAGTTGTCCGCCGTCAGACCCACTTTCGGTGCAATGTTCTCAAAGAAGTCCGCCAGCGGTCCAGCGCCGGTTTGAACATAATCACCAAACTTGTCATTCACATCTTTCAAGATGTCAGAGAGCTTGTCTTGTTCGACGCCCATCGTTGACGCTGCAAAAGCAAGCTCCTGAAACCGTCCGGTCGTAACCCCGGCGACGTTTGCCAGGTTGTCGATCTCGACCGCTGATTGTGCGATGTTCGCAAATCCTTGGATAGTGAATGCACCGGCAATAAGAGGGCCGAGACGAGCTGCCGCTTTGCCAAGCATGTTAAAGCTCGAGCTGACACCCCGGAGATCTTTCTCTGATTGCTTTGCAAATCTTTGGACGCGCCGGTTCGCGCGATCCATCGCTTTCGTGAACTCGCGATCTCTTGCACTCAATATGACATTGAGTTCCTGAGCTGTAATCCCTGCCATCGTTATCCGTACCTTTTCGCAAGCTGTTCAGCTTCCTCGATCGAGGGAGCGTTTGCCCCGGGCTTTTGTGGACTGTGCGCCTTTTGCCATCCTTCAAAAACCAAGAACGTGTCCATCGGGATCATGTCCCGGATCTCCTCTGGTTTGAGCCCAGTGACGATTGCGTTCTGGATCATTCCTCTGACGTTAAGTCGTCGAGGAGCTGGTCCTGTTGATTTTCTTTTTTTTTACTTTCCGCCTCGTCAAAAGCGTCAGGCATAAACGCGACACCCAGGACCGCTTGCGCGATTTGATAATATCGAAATAAGTGCTCCGGACCCGAACCATCAATGATTGCGTCCGCGTCACTGTCTTTTTTGCCACCGCCGACCAGGGCGAGGGCGAGAAGGTCTTTGACCTCGTTCGAGCTTGGCTTTTTACCCCGAGCAAAAAAGCCGTCCCATAGCTCAAAGATCCCGCGATGCTTGTCCTCAAAACGTTCAATCTCGCGGTTTCGTAAAATAAAAGTGTAGGTGACGCCGTCGATCTCCTCAACGACACCACCCCGGGGAGCCTCAGCGGTAATCCCCATTTAATTATGCAGCGGTGAAAGTGACCGTGCCGTTGCTTTCAAGTGACAGCGAAAATGTGACGCCGCCCTCTGTCTCTCCACCAAAGTCAAGAGAGGTGATTTTAAACGCGCCGGCGTATGTTCCAAAATCAGGAACAACGATCTCAAAGTTTGCCTCTGGATCCGCCGCCATCGCGACAGTGTTCATGCGCGCCTCGGCTGTCTCGTCTAAGAAAATTCCGTCGCCGCTTACTGAGACAGATTTTAAACCATTCAAAGACGCAGAGAACAAAGCTCCGCCTGGTGAGGATGCGTCAGGTGTTGTGACATCGATCGCCGAGTTGTTGATGGTCAGCGACTTTGAGTTAAGTCCCGCCAAGGATGAAAATGTTTCGCTTGCCTCTCCGTCCCCAATCTTGAGGAGGAACGAGCGTCCAAGTTGTTTTGCCATGTTGTTGATCCTTCAATCAAAAGGGGTTGCGGATGCCCAGACCGCGAGAGGGCGCGACCGCTTATGCGGTCTGAACGTTCGCCGAAAAGACGACCGTCGCGAAATGTCCGCGCTCGTCGGTCTCCTGGTCGACAAAATAAGTTTCACAGATCAGCTCAATCAGGTGGAAACCAGTCATCGAGACTGTCTCCTCTTGGCGATGCAGTGATGCACGAATTGCCTCGGCAATGCGTGACGCCTCGACACGACCGGTTGCGCGTGAAAACGCCTCGATCGTCAAACTGATGTCGGCCCCGGTCGAGCCATCTGTGTCATCAGCTTGTGGTTGGATCGATCCGAACTTGATAAACGGATAAGTCGGACCCTGGGGTGGCTCGTCATATATCCGCGTCGACACCAGGTCAGTGATGTCGCTGTCCGCGACCAAAGCCGCCCGAATACCTTTTTGCAATTCCAAAGCAAAACCGTCGCTCATTTTAAACCAAGCTCCTTTGCCGCTTTGTTCATCGCGCGCTTAACGCGAGCCCGGTGTTTTTTGCCCAGGATCTTTTGCGTTCTGCGCATAAATGGAACTTCATCTGTCGTCCCGGTTTGTTTGAATACATGCGACGATTGCTGTCGCTTTTTGCCGCTCGAGTAGGTTCGACCAAATTCAACCGAGAGAGCTTTGACCTGTGGCTCTCGACGAGCTGGTGCTGCCTCGAC